ATATCTACATTGTCATCAAAATCTGTTACCTTAACATTTCTTGATGCTCCTGGAACATCGTATGGATACTCTGAAGGTAAATAACTTTTAAATACTTCTGCTAATAATTTAAATTCGTTTTTTAAACCTACATATAATCTTTTATGAATTGCTGACATAACCCGCGATCCACGTTCCAATAATGCTACCGTTGTACCAACTGCCGCGGCCTGATTCATATCACCCACTTGCGAATCTGCGATGCTCGCGAACCGTTGTGCGCCGGATACCACTACACCCATTAATTGTAATAATGTTTGGTCTGGTCCTTTAAAAGGTAATTGCATGAATTGATCTTTAATATTTCCACCAGGAACATCTACGTCTCTAAATTCTCCAGGTTGTAATGGCTGTGCATCATCTCTCATTCTAACGCCTCTGGTTTTAAAACCAGCTGGTAAGTTAGCTAAAGTTCCTGCATCCAATAATTGTCTTAAAGCTACAGTTGCTGTTCTAGATAATCCACCAATCATGTGAATTAAACCTAAACCATAAAAGCCTAAACCAGGTAAAAATTTAAAGTGAACAAAATAATCTTTTTTCTTTTTCAAAGGATCTTGTTCGCCGTAGTTTCTTCTTATGGCTAAAACTTTTGTATTCGCTTCGTCAATTGTAATTATATAAGGTAGTTTAATTCCAGTGGGCTCACCATCTTCAGGATTCACATCTTCGTGTCCTTCCAAATCTACATCAACATGCATTTCTAAAATAGTATACACATCTGCAGAACCATTCATTTGAATGCCTTCTAGTTCTCTTTCCTTTTCTTTTAATTTATCTTCTTGTACAGGGGGTTCTCCTAAATCTATATCTCTATAGAAACCATTAATTTGTTGTTTACGTAAATCATTTTGTGACATACGAATAACATGAATTACAGCTTCCGCATCTTCTAATGAGGTAGCAGAATACGGAACGACTAAATCTTCAGCCGGAATAAATTTTGAAACAGCTCTACCTAGTAAATCATCATAGTAAACTTTTTTAAAAGTGGATCCTGATAAAGGTAGGTAGAATAACATTTGATCAAATTCAGGTTCATACTCTTTCATTTGATCCATAATTTGATAATTCATAAAGTCTTTAACTCTTTTAGACTGTTCTTCTTTAGCAACATTGGCATCACCCATAATTTGAGTTCTAACTGGACCATCTGCTGGTAATAATTCTTTATAAGCTTGTGCTTGAAATTGAGTAACGGCTTCTGCAAGGACTGGGTGAGTAACTGAAGATGCTCCTCTAAAGGGTTCTGTTTTAGTTACATATTTAAATCCTAAAAGATTTAAACCTTCTCTATAACTATCTGCCCATTCTTGTCTGGACTGTTTATAATTTTCATATTTTTCCATTAGGTCTGATGCTAAAGGGTCTAATACATTGTCTTCTAAAAAATCTGCTAAATTTTCAAAGTGGTCTTCGCCACCTTCTGGATTAACTGATGAGGGATCAAAATTAATAGTTGCTCCGCCGTCGTCAGTCATTTCAATTTCAGGTTCTCCATCTTTTTGTCTTTCAACAATCTCTTGTTGTTCTTCAACAATTACTTCTTCACCTGGGATTTCAATTTCTGTTTTTGTATTGGGTAATGATTTATCTATTGTAGCCATACGCTATTCTATACCTTCTCTGTTATTGATTCAACACCTTCTTCGAAGGTAGTGCTATCAGGTGTTTCCCTAACTGTCAAACTTTCAATTACTTCGTTAAGCATATCAGGGTTATAAGTAGTTTCATATTCAGTGTCTGCTGCAAATTGTAATATATCGGCTTGCGTTGCTATCGGATCGTCGGGTGAAAATTCTGCGTTAGGATAAGGTAGAATAACTAGTCTACCTATGGTTGGATTGAATTCTATGGTTTTCATTATTATTTTCTTAAGCTTACTATGCCGCCGTCTTGATAGCCTGTTCTTCCTCTACCTGAATTATTAGAAAAAGAATCATTAGTACCTGTAGATCTAGAACCAAAACCTCCTCCTCTACCATCTGTAAAACCTTGTCTGTCAGCACTTGCATAGACAGATGCATTTGCTGCTCTTGCTCTATCTGCTGTTGCGGATTCTCTTGCTGCAGTTTCTGCAGTTACTCTGTCTGTTTCTCTTTTTCTTTCTGCAATAGCGTCTGCTAATTTTTTAGTTTGAAATTGAGTTAAATCTTTTTTAATTGCACGTTGTTTCATTTTGTCAATATAGTTATCTATCTGACCTAAATAATCATTTGTTCCAAAACCTGATATTGCATTTTGACCAGATAATACTGAACCTGGGCCATATTTTGTTAAACCTGAATTAGGATCTTCAACCAACATTGCACCTCTTTTTGTTCCAAAATTTCCAGCTGATATTTGTTCAGGTGACATAAATGTTGTAGAACCACTAGTTACTGTTCCTGTCGTATTATCTAATGCATTTAGTTGTTCAGCTAAATTACGACTATAATTTGCAGCGTTAGGATTTAATGGGTTTCTCGTACTTGCTAATGCAGACAGAGGACTAAATACCATTCCTGCACCTTCTTTAAATCTTCCACCTAAACTTGTAATACCATCTTTAGCACCAGAAAATAAATCACCTAATTTATTTTTAGTTCTATTAAGTAAACTTTCAGGATTATCTATAAATCCTGTTCTTGGATTATCCATAAAATTTCTGTTTTGATATAGTTCACTTAAATTAGATACTTTATTAGGTGCGTCTATAAAATCATAACCTGGTTGAAAATCTAAATCTGAAAATCTGTTATCTTGAAATCTTTCTAAATTTTGTAATGCGTTTGGAACTCCATCTGGATTCATAATTAAATCTTGGTAACCTTCAAGTTGATTAGAACCAGTACTTCCTAAAGCTGCAGCTATTGCAGCAGAACTTGGTAAAGATTGTGATGTTGGGAAGTCTTGTTGAACTCCATATCTAGAACTTGGATCATCACCATCAATTAAAGATCCTTCTATAGTTCTTAAACCTCTATTGGTAATACTTGGTGCTGAATTAATTGTTCCTGTTTGATTTGGAAGAGCTTCTGCTGCTGAAATTAAAAAATTTCCATTGTTATCTGTTTCAGTTAAATCTTCTATTGTAATTGGTCCATTTGGATTGAGTCCAATAAAATCTCCACCACCCCCTGCAAAATTCATTCTTGGTTGCATCATTGAACCAACTCCACCACCATAAGCATAACCCATAGATTCAGAATCCATTGGCATAAATTGATCTCTAACTTGATGGTAAGTTTTATCGCCAGCCATTCCGCCGTCCGCAAAACTCATTTCTAATTCATCTAAAGTTTCTTCTGCATTTTCTTTTTGTTTTTTTAATTCTTTTTCTGCCATATATCTTCGCAGCATAGTAATAGGAGATAGAGTTGGTCCTTCAGAAAGTCCCAAGATTCCTTCTGATAAAGGAGTGTCTCTTTCAAAAATATCTTCTACAGTGTAAACTTCTTCGTCCATTAATAGTAAGTCCTGTTGTGTGGTATTGAAACTTCGTCTCGTTCATCTTCAGGGTGACCAATAAAACCACCTTGTCGAAATCGCATTACCGCTTGTGTCATACTATCCACGAGATCGTCATGATCTCCATAAGGAAAGGATGCACATTCTTCAATTACTTCTTCGGCGAACTTTTCGTCCGGCGCCCAAATTTGTCCACTCTCAAAGAGAGGAGACACGGCGTTTACCCTAGCATGCTTATCATTACCTTTACTAGGAGTGAAGTTTATAACAGGAATCCCCATTTTACGCAACTCAAAAGTTAAGGGTAGTCCTGAAGCTTTAGCCTCGATGATAACTGTTTCAGGTTTCCAATAATCATATTGTTCCTTGGCTTTTTTACGGAGTTCTGGAAATTCAAGTCTTTCCTTCACGGCGTCCAATAAAATTAAATTTGGAGGAGCATCCGGATTTTCATGAAATACACCCCAAGTTGTAATAGCAGAGTAATCGGCAGATTCTTTTTTTAGAAATGCAGTATCATAACTTTGGATAACATGTTCTAATTTTGGAATATAATCCCGGTCCCATTTCCGCCACCATTCCCTCTTGATTAATGATCCTTCCTCACTGGTAGGATTTTGCATCCATTGCGCGTTCCATTTACCAACGGACAGCGATGCTTTAACTCCTTCTAATTCTTCTAGATCCCAATACTCCGGCCAAACAGCTTTACCACTAGGTAAGATTGCAGGAAATTCTATAAGTTCCCATTTATCAGATTTTAATTCTTTTTGATGTTTTAATAACATCCCTGTTAAATCTTTCATATTCCACCGAGTCATAACCAAGACGATAGCTCCACCAGGTTGTAAACGTTGTCTTGGACCAGAAGTGTACCATTCATAAGCACGTTCCATGGATGTCATGTTTAGTGCATCTTGCTCCGAGTGGGGATCATCAATAATAAGTAAATCCGCACCACGGCCCGTGATCGCCGATCCAACACCCGCTGCGTAATATTCTCCGCCTTGTGCTGTCTCCCATTTGCCCGCGGCTTGCGAATCTTCTCTTAATCTTGTCTCAAAGACTTCCTTGTATTCCGGAGAGTCCATAAGAGTCTTGGCCTTACGACCAAATCTTATTGCAAGTTCAGTGGTGTGCGTGGATTGTATAATTTTTAAATTAGGTCTTCGTCCCACCATCCAGGCAGGTAATAGAAAAGATGCAAACTCTGATTTAGTATGCCTAGGTGGCATGTTGATAATAAGTCTTTTTATTTTACCATTTGCAATGTCATTAAATTTTGACGCAATTTCTTTATGGTGTCTGCCTTCAATAAATTCAGGCCAAACATGTTTTACAAAAGTTAAGAAGTCATCGTGGACTTTTGTCTTTTGTTTTTTTTCAGATAGTTTTATTGCGTACTTTAAGAATTGTTTCTTAACGTCCGGGGGTAATCTATTTAGCTTCTCTTCATCCATATATTTTTTTGTAATATTTTTTTGTAATATTTTTTAACACCTTTTTATTCTCATTTGTATTTTATAGCATGTCTTTGTCTAAATCCAACTATATAGATCTAATTATTTTCCTACCCCCTGAAAAAGGGGTGTAGGGGGGTTAATTATCATAGTTACATCCGTATGGCTAGGGACCCCTCAACTTCTATCCTGTCCTGTCCTTCCCCGAGCTAGGCTATCCTTCCCTGTCCTGTCCTTCCTTCCCGAGCGAAGCTTCTTGAGCGGAGCGTAGCGAGGTGTGTAGCGTAGCTGCATACCGAGCTACGTCGCGAGACGTGTCACGTCAGTGACATGTCGAGCGAAGCGAAGCTTCAGCTTCGCTTCTTTCCGCGAAACACTTAACCTCGTGCGTTAGCGCCTATCGGAGGCTTTGCCTTCGATCGACAGAGGTTAATGTTGAGCGGTTGCGATGCGACCTATAGTCGCATCTCCTTATCTCTTAAGCGTCAGTGGTGGTGGGGGTGGGCCCGCCCGCGCACAGGAATATGGGTGCGACATATTGACGCACCACAACATATAGA